GCGCCAGGTCAACCACAGTGCTTCTTTGAGACCTTCAGCACAGTTGCGCACTGTGTTGTCTTGAATAATCTGGTTAGGTGTCAACGCCATTTGCAGTTTCACACCTGAATTGCCTGGTGCCATGATTTCTGGATTGAACACATCAGCTGGCTGGGTCATACCAATCATGCTCATGGTGTCATTCTGAATACGGTTCATGGCCACTTCAAGGAACTGCAAGTTACCTGACGGTGGCGGCACAGCATACACGTCTGTGGCAGGATTGAACTTTGAGTCCAAGATAAAGATGGCAGCTTCACCGTCCTGCAGCATTTCAAAGTCCAGTCTGTCAGGTTTCACACCCAATCTTGGCGTTGCGGTCAAGAGGCCCAACTGGATCTCAGCTCTAGCGGCTGATGTTGCGTATTCCTGCATGGGAATCACGCTCTCTGCAATGCTCATGCCATAGAAGTTGCCTGGTAGTGGCTTGGGACACATGTTGGCCACAGGGATAAACTCTACTTCACGTGCTGAGATGATGTAACTGCCTGAATAGATTAGTTCTACCAGCTCTAATTCACCATCACCATCAATGTCGTAGCGGTTCCATACTGTGACAATGCTTACTTGTCTTGAGTCTGGGTCTGCTGACGCTGCGCTTGACACAGGAATACCCATCACAGGTACTGAGTCACGTGCGTGGATGGCCAAGTTGTTGAGTACACTTCCTGCTTGATACGCACCGTTCATGTTGTATTCAGCGTGTGTGCGGAATTCTTCTAGGTTGATGTCTGGATACAGTTCTATGGCTTCCTGAATGCTCATGGGATCGTAGTAACCACAGAAAGGCTGGTCATGCATTTCTGGCACAGTGGGATCACAAATCCAATAGTGCTGTGCGATAGGGTGGAAACGGATGTTGATGTTGTAGCCAGTTAGTTTGTATTTGGCAGTGTAGATGGTGTTGCGTTTGATTGCATCATCTAGCAAGCTGATCTGTTCATCAGCAACCGCAGCAGCAGCTTCTGCGCCTTGTGCTGCGACATCTTCTGGCATGACATCGTCGTCAAGTTCTTGCAAGCCATCAATACGGCTTTGCATTACTGATTTGAACTGTGTGCTATTTTGTTCTGCCAGGCTTTGACCCATTTCAGCTGCCACTGCTTCAAGGTCTACACTGATTCTACGACGGCTTTGGCGCAAGGCAACAAGTCCTGAGTCTGCTGCTTGTTGTTCAAAAGCTCGCAATTGATCGCTGGTGCCTTCAGTTGTGACATAACGCACAATCTGTTCACGTATGGGCTTGATCATCATCATGCCGTTTTTGTGCATGGCTGAATCCATGACCCAACGTTCCATGATAAAGTGCGGATCATTCATTTGGTTTACTACCTTGCTGACCATCTCTGTAGCTTGGCGTGCAGCGTATTCGTCTTCTTCAGAGTCTGGCACAAACTCAAAGTTGATTTCGCCGTTGGGCACAAGACCTTTGGTGATCACAGCAGTGGCGTAGTCCACAGCGGGTTTTACGCTGGGGTGAATGTAGTCAATGCCGTTGACAGGAGCAGTAGAGTCTGTAACAGCCAGCACTAGGTAATGGTAATCGCTGGCACGGTTAACAGCGTTTTTGGTGCCAAGATAGCGTAGATAACTAGCCATCTTCACATCCATTTGGTTTTTCATGCGCACAAAGTTAGCGTTCTGGCGTCGATTCTGGTTGATCTTTTCAACAGGTATATTCTTAATGTCCAACATCGGGGGTTTCCTCAGGATACATTATTTAGTGGTTCCACTAAATCAGCGGGTTTAGTGTGTGAGTATGATTTGGGGTGCTGGATCAGGATCAGCTGCCATACAAGCGCGACACTCTTGACCAAAGTCTTCTATCTCTAGTGGTTCTATACGCAATTTAACGCCGTTGCCGTCAGCAAGATCTATCAAAGCTAGGGCATGTCGATGACACAACAACATAAGTCGTTCGCCCATGTAGATACGGCTGTGTGCTATGCCATCATCTTCAAATTCTGGTTCTGATTGTTCAGGTGTTTCATTGATCATGCGATTGATTCTTTCTTGGGACGTCCACGGGGCTTGCCTGTGTATGGTGCTTTTGGTGCATTGGGATCTGGTTCTGGCACAAGATCCATTTCGTCAAAAAACTCGTTAACGTCCTGTTCAGCGTTGGGATCTTTGCGGTGTTTCTTACACCATGCTAGATGAATGCGTTCGCGTTCTTCTAAGGGCAAGTATTTGTAAGCATTCCATGTGGGTAGTTTTATAGTCATTTCATTCTTTCGTGTATAAAGGCAGAGTAGTCTGTGTCAATTTCAGTGCCAACAGCGTCACAGCCAAATTCTTTCTCAGCCACCCACAAGGTAGTGCCTGTGCCAGCAAAAGGATCATACACTGTTTGGCCAGCAGTGGCTCCTGCTACTCGCAGACAATGCCGCACAAGTTCTCGTGGAAAGATAGCAGGATGTTTTTTATCACCTTTGAGTTCCTGAGTTTTGTTGCCACCAAACGATCCACAAGTTTCATAAGGTATGTGCCAGTTGTTGACAGTGGGTCTCCAATTACGACCTGTGCGTTTAGCGTTGTCTGCTGCCCAGGCTGGCTGATACGGCACTGAACTGGCAGCAATATCAATTTCACTAATACCTTTTTCAGTAAAGTGAAAGACCATTTCGTGTCCGTTTGGCAGATATTTCTTGCTGGCAGTGACTACCCCGTGTCCACGCACATGTCCATCAATTTCAATACACTTTGACCACACAATACTGTTTTGTATTGTCCAGGGCACTAAGTCAGCCACACGGTAAGGCAGCAATGGATCTTTGCGAGTAGGTGCTATGTTTAGAAACAAGTGTCCAGTAGGACGCAAAATCCTACAGGCTTGTGTCCATATTGCTTGTTGCCAGTCAAGATACTGCTGGGCAGTCATTTTATCACCATAGGTGTTGTAGTTTAGGCCAATGTTGTAGGGCGGCGATGATACTATAATATCTACCGAAGCGTCTGGTTGTGTTTGCATCCAGGTTAGGCAATCTTGATTGTGTAGTTGATAGGTCATGATGCTGGGTTATAGCTCTTTTTCCAAGCTGGTAATTTTGATTCATCTCTACGCACATAGCGATCACGCTGTGCTGCCATGCGTTGTGCTGGGGTGCGGTTGTCCCAAGGTTCAGTATAACCATTGAGACATCCTAGTATAGCATACCTAGCACTGTCAATACAGTCATCTGGGTCACTGAAGCGTCCTTGACTATCCACATAGTAATTGCGTGCTTCGTTTAGGAATTCTACACAGTTCTCGTTGACCATGAGGCTACCAACTTCCAGCATCTGTCGCATTTGGTTTATGCCATAGCTTTTGTGATTGGTCACACGCCCTTCAGAGTCTGGTGGATTCATGATGGGCCGGGGCAGCACATTGAGTTCATATGATTCAAACAGTTCACGTATGCTTGTGGCACTCATTGTATAGCGACCTGGTGTTGACGCATCTGGCGGCAGCACAATGGGTGTGCCAAACACTTCTGGTCTCAGCAAGTGGTTCACATACTGTGTGGGCACAGCTTCTTCTACACCTTGCACAATGATCTGTTTGTGCAGCCAAGCTGTGCGTTCGTAAGGATCCCAATAAACTAGGGAGATAACTGTTTTGTCGTTGACCAAGCCCAAGTCCAAGGCAATGATCCTGTGTAGGTTAGGCATACTGCGGAAGTCATAATCACCTGTCTTGTATGTGGGCCAATCACGTATCTGAAACACAGCACCCTTGCCCTGAATAGGTTTGCCTTGCATACGTGCTTCACGTTCATGCGGCAAGTAATCGCGTTCAAGTTGTCTGCGTGTTTCCATCAACAGGAATGGTTCGCCCCAAGGATCGTATTCTGGCACATCATCCCAGCTCACACGCACATAGTCGTAGCCCTGTTCTCGGTTCCAGAACTTTGATACTAGACCGTTTAGACCTTTGAGTGGTGTAAAGCTGCACAGCACCATGCCTTGTGTGGTAGCAGTACGTGTGACTATTTCTGAGAAAAAGTCATCTGGTGGCTGCTCATCAAACACAGCAAGGTTCAGCTTGAAACCCTGTAGCTGGCGCACTTCCTGTGTGTAGTTGGCAAACAGGAGATAACTTTTACCGCCTGATCGGTGGCGTATCTCAACACCAATGGCGTTG